TAAGTCATGCTCTTATTTATGGATTATCAATTTATAATAATCTTCCCTGTCATATTTAGGTTATCTAGTCTAATTCAAAGTCTCTTGTCGATAAAGAATGTAATTATTAAATAAATTTTGATTACAAGTCTAAGTTGCTAGTTAATCTGTAACATTTCTAGCATGCTGAGCTGGTGTTAAGGATTTAAGAGTATATTAAGATCCTAACAAGAATCGTTCTGGTTATCTAGTGATAACAGCCTTATAATCATACATCAATCCTTATTTAGATAAAAAGTCTAGGTGATTTTATGAATTTTTATAGTCTCTTCCCAATTAACCTAATCCATGAATTTTTGGGTTCTCTATAGTGCCATCACTAGAGAAATCGTACATAGAATGTAAAGTCTGCTTTATCTAAGTTTCGTACATAGTCTCGTAAACGATTTTAACATCATCCCCTGCACATAAAAATTTCATTGATCTTTTTGGCACACCTGCCTTGTGCCTTACAAAAGACAAATAAGAATAGGATCGAAGTGTATTACCTAAAGTAGTCCTTGTTGGATCGCCTGTAAAAGTCGTTCCATTTACTGTAACTGAAATGACCTTCCTACTCTTATGAGTGTTTTTATAATACATATTAACTTTAGCTATCAAATTGCCCAATTGCTACATTATAACATCTATTTGAAGTAATGAATAGCCCATATGTAATAAAAACTTTTTAGCATAGTATTTGTGAAATTAAACATCTACTGCTTCAATCAAACTAGCATGTTAATGTGCATCATAACAAGATCCATCAAAAGTCATTATACTTGGATTCTTCATCTTATTATAATAATGCTCTATACGTTCAGCTAATTAATCAGTATTTAAGCCTTGAACAAACCACTTACGTTGTCGTATGTTCTATATAACAACATAATTATAATGACCTAGGACTGCTTTCAAAGGATTACTAGGATTGAATAAGTTCCTTGGCTTAAAATCTGATAGGGTCCTAATCATAAATTCCTGCGATTTTAACATGCATTCATAATAGGGTTTCAAATGATAGTGTAAAGTAAAATAGTTGTAACCTTATTAATAACTTTATTTCTTCTTAGAGTCCAATTACTGATGGTATTAACTGAAAGTAAAATTTAATTCTTTAGTACCATTTAAATACTTCTTAATTCTTGTTTTAGTAAATTAAGCAAATTCTTTTAACACAGATTCATTTGGACTTGTCTTAATTTATAGATGCCTAGCCAACAAAGCCATGACTTAACTATAATCAGTTTAACGAACCAAGCCTAGCATT